GACTCTCACCTCTTCTACACCTTCAACAAACGCCACGCCCACCTCGAACAAAAGCACAACATCATCATCGAACATGAAAAGGGCCTCAAACAGTTCTTCAAAGAACTCCCCGGCACACGCCCCTTCCCATACCCCAACCTCCCGTACATCAAGCCAATCGTGGAGGCGTGGCTCCGTTACCCACTGATGGTCGTGGAGAAATCTCGCGATATGACCGCCACCTGGCTCACCATCATGATGTACACCTGGGACACACTCTTCCACTCCAACCGCCAAAACATTTTCCAATCAGAAGACTCAAGCAAAACAGACGAACTAGTCCAACGCGCCAACTTCATCTACAAGAACCAACCGAAGTTCCTACAAGATGTCCACCCCGCCGTCTACGGAAAGGGAACTGGCAAAGCGGGAGTCCTACGATTGGAGACTCTCGCGAGTGAGGTGATCGGCTTCCCCGCTGGTGCCGACCAAATCCGTCAGTATCACCCATCCGGCTTCTTCAGCGACGAGGCGGCGTTCCAAACCGCAGCAGGCGAATCGTTCAGCGCGATTAAACCTGCCATCCAAAACGGTGGACGCTACACGGCAGTAAGCAGCGCGAATCCTTCGTTCTTCCAACACCTTTGTAGAGACACCATACATACCGTTCAAGACTATTCCTAATGACAATCTACCTCGACAAATACGGCATCATCGTAAACCTCCAAGCCTCAGACGGGGTTGTGGTGTTTCGCCACCCAACCTCTACCCACCTTCACGGTGCGGAACTCCACCAAGCCGAAGACTACACCGGCCCAGTCCCCCAACTCGTCAACTACCGATTCTGCACTTCCAAGAACACCCTCCTCGCCAAACTCCGATTAGTGTGGGAGTTCGCAAAGTGGACCTTCACAAAGAACTACACAACCACCCAACCCAAAAATGCCCAAACTCCCACCCCGTCTGTCGAACTATAAACTCGCACGTTCCCGATTTGAGCATGAGCTTGAGTGGTACAGACCGTCCGACTTCTCCCACCTCACCCTCCCCCGACCGTTTGTGTTGGTTAATGGGGCGTTCGATCTCCTCACCTCCTCGCACATGCGCCTACTCTTCGCTGCCCGTCACGCGGCAGGCATCAACGGAACAGTGGTTGTCGCGTTGGACTCAGACTCAAAGGTCGCCAGCGAGAAAGGCGATGGTCGCCCGATCATGTCTTGGATCGAACGGGCAGCAGCCCTCGCCTACATGCCCATCACCTGCCTCACGGAGATCTCCAACCGCGAGGACATGGACACCCTCATCACCTCCCTCAAACCAGACCTTAGAGTGCAGGGCTACGAATATCTCTCCAGGCCGACCCGTTACCCAACGATCCCAAAGCTGTTCGTGCGCGATACCACCCTCCACACCTCAACCATCCTCAACCGAATAACCGCCAAATGAACGAAGCCACCAAAGCCCGTCAGCGTCTCTCCAGAGAGGGAGCCTTCGCCAAATACATCAACGGCCTAATCCTGGATATCGGGTGTGGCCCAGACCCAGTCCACCCTACAGCCCTAGGTTGGGATCTCCCCCAAGGCGATGCTCAACTCCTAGATGGCGTTCCCTCCAACCACTTCGACACAGTCTTCTCCTCGCATTGTCTAGAGCACATGGTAGATGCCAAAGCCTCCCTGCAACGGTGGTGGGAGGTACTCAAGCCTGGTGGGTACATGGTAGTGATTGTCCCCGATGAAGACCTCTACGAACAGGGTAGGTGGCCGTCCATCTTCAATGCTGACCACAAACACACCTTCACCCTCCACAAGTCCGATAGTTGGTCCCCCGCCAGTATCAACCTCCTAGACCTAGTCGCCACGCTCCCCTCCCACCAACTAATCTCCGCCCGAACAATCGACACCAACTACAACCACTCCTGCCCTCACCCCATCGACCAGTCCCTCGGGGATGTCGAGGTTGCGTTGGAGGTGGTGGTCTGGAAGGTTCCACCTACCGATGTCTAAAGTAATCCACGAATCTACAGGCCTCCGCATCGTTGAGAACGACATCAACCAATTTTGTGTGGTGACCCTCCACTACACTGCCGACCCGGCCAAACGCTCCCCACAGTGGCAGAAAGAAGCCAAAGCGGGGATGATCCCCGCAAAGTGGGACAAAGAATATGAAATCTCCTATGACGCACTGTTTGGTGAGAAGTGTTTCCCCCAAATCGCCAGCCACCGTCAGTTCATAGTCGTCAGCGAACCCTACCCAGAACTCCCATCCAGTCAGGTGTATTGGGGTGGATTCGACTACGGCGCACGCAATCCCTCCTCCTTCCACGTCTACACCATCGTAGACAGCGTGATCTTTAGTGTTTGGGAATTGTTTGAGCCTTGCAAGAACATCCTCGACTACGCCGACAAGATGAAGGCCTGCCCCTACTACGACCAAATCAAGTACATCGCTGCCGACCCCAGCATTTGGAACAAAACCCAACAGACCTCCATGGGCCTCACCTCGATCCACCAGAAGTTCTGGGAGGCGGGGATCACCAAAATGATCCGGGGCAACAACGACGAAACGGTTTGGTTAGCCCAAATGAAAGAACACTGGGCCACGCCCGAAGACCCCACCTTCAGGATCTTCTCCCGCTGCGCCAACCAAATCCGTGAGTTCGACTCCGCCATCTTCGCTAGCATGAACGAACGCCAACTCCAGACCCAAAACTACCGCGAGAACATGCTGGACCACAACAACCACAGTCTGGACGATTGCAAGTACTTTATGAACAGTCGGCCCAAATTACAGCAATCCAACCTCAAATACCCTACACTAATTAAACGGTGGCTAAAATAGCCACGACTCCCCTCAGGTTGGTGTATGGATGGCCGGACTATCCGACCTCTTCCGCCAGTTAAGTGACTGGCACCTTCAACAGACAAACGGAAACGGTACCCAAGAAGCTGCCGCCCCCTTCCAAAACCGCCACACCAAAGCCTATGGATTCGTTACTCCCCGTCAGGGGAAAGTGATGGGCAACCTAGATCTCTCCCGCCCAGAAGACCTCCTAACCGACAACATCCACAATGGCCCTAAACGCGATCTCCCCACCCTTAAAGGTCTCACCCAACTACTCGGGGAGATGAAACGATCCATTCAGTCTGGGACGATCCTAGTCGATCCTCGGTGTGTCCATGACGGCAACACCGTCAACCACGAAGCCGCACACGAATTGTTTGCACGGTCGGGGATGGAGCAGTCCCCCAAGATGGCGGAACTCTACCAATCCATCAACTCTGGCGACCGAGACAAACTAGAAACCGCCTACAAAGGCGAACCAATCCCCCGAATTGTCGATGAAGCGGGGGCGTACAGTTTAGGCAGCACCAACCCCTCCCGCCAAGCCCTAGTCTCCAACATTGCAGACGCCATTCCCGACACCGGACTTGGTGCCCTCTACCGCAAACTAGACGCTGTTGAACGTACCAGAATTGCACGCGCAAAACCCCACTCCCAATAATGTCAGTCGTCACCTCCCTTAACTCCTCAATCCCCGCAGAGTTCGCCTCCGCACCCCCGCTCCCGCCTACCGCAACCGATCCCGCACAGGCAGACCGCTCAGCCAAACTCCGCGAGTATGTGGTGGAGTGGAAGCGCACCCTCAAAAACCAACGCCTAGAAAAACTCAACATTTGGAATGAGTGCTGGCAACTCTACCGTGGCAAAGAAGACTGGTCGGACAAAGAAGAATGGCAGTCCAAACTCGTCATCCCCAAAGCATGGTCGAGCGTCAAACAGGCCACCAATCTAATCAAACGCCTACTCCGCATGAGTATGAAGCCGTGGACCCACGAGTCGGTTAACCCCGACGACATGGTCACCTCCATGCGTGCGGAGCAGATGACCGACCTCACGCGAGTCTTCCTCGACAAAGCCAACTACCAAGACGCATTCGCGGAGGGGTTGGAGTGTGGGTTCATTATGGGGTTGGGAGTGTGGAAGTTGTGGTGGGGCTTCAAACCGCGCACCGTCACACAAGTCCAGACCATACCCTCCCTCT